CCTGTACCTGAACCAACGCCTGTAGCAACAAACACAATACCCACAGTATTTGCAGATGCGCCAATTGATGTAAATGAAGTAGTACCAACAGTAAGAATTTGGTATGTTGCGCCTGTTACAAAAGCACCAGCGGTTACAGTTGTACCCGTATAACCTACAAGACCTAAATAGTTAACGCCAGAAGCTGTACCACCAGCTGTACCTGTAGCACCAAAGTAAAAGTCAAATAAAGACTGTTTACCAATGGAAGTAACCACATTTTTAACAGTGTCTTCCCATTTTAAGTTGCCATCTGCATCGTAGCATTTAACTTCATAAAAACCTTGAATACCCAAAGTTTCATCATGGGCTGCGCCACGGGTTATTGATGCGCTTGCGCTGTCACCAAAATTTGATAATTCATTGCTCATAATTGCTCCTTAGTTAGTAAAACGAATAATTGCGTTTGTAGAGTTATTCGTAGGAAAAGTTATTGTAAATGTGTTTGTAGCAGTTTTATCTGACCCAAAACTTAATACTGCAACAGCAGAACCAGTAGTGCTATTGTAGATTAAAGCCCCTGCTGTAGTAAAGGACGCAGGAGTCCAAACTGCAGGGGCAAAAGACAAATAGGCTGTTTGGGTTAGGTTGTCAGACGCAGGTGGAATAACAGTCAACACTTTACCTGTAGCTGTATACCCGGTACCGGTAATTTCGTTAGTTGCGCTGTAAGCCGTAGTGTTTGGACCAATATCCGCAAACGACGTATATAGCGCAATTTTATAGGTGTAAGGGGTGCCAACTGCAAAGTTCTCTAAAGCACTTAAACAGTTCTTTTTAAATATCGTGCACTGCCCTTGTTGAATAGCCATTATGGGTTAACCTTAATCTTAGCTTGCCCATCACGGTACGCATCACCACGCTCCAGACCAGTACCAAGACGATTAAGCTGCATGAGGGCTTCTTGGTATTTTTCCTCGTAGTACTTAACCAAATCAGCCTCGCCCTTCATAAAGAGTATTGCTTCCCGCATAGACCCATAAAGTAGCACTGGGTCGTAGTTATCGCCAAGCCAGCTAGTGCCTTCAGAGTTATCAGCCACACTTACGGCTACAGAAAAACCAGAGCCAGAACCGCCTATGTATGTGTTAGAGCACGATAGTGCATCCCCAACCGTATAAAACGAACCGCCATGACACAGCTCAACGGAAGTTATTGTTTGTCCAGAAACTGTTATGTTTGCAACAGCTCCAGAACCTGACCCGCCCGTTAAAGGTACGTTATTGTAGTTGCCGTTGGTGTACAAAGAACCCCCCGTAACAGCGCCAAAAACCGAAATAACACCTTGAACAATAGACACGGGGTAATAGAAATAGTGCATCTCTACGTTATAGTTACTACTAGGTGTTGGCCCTACAATAAGCGACAATTCATTAGTATTAGTGTACTGAGAACCAAACAAAGCGTAATACTTAGGTAGCCCAGTAGATGTAGGCGTTGGATAGGCTTCACGAATAAAGTTAACATCTTTGTTAAGCAAGTAGCTGTAAGCGCCATCTCCATCAATAACCGCCATTGAATACGTAGCTAAATAATCATCTGGCAAAGACAAATACTTATTACCGGAACTAAAGGTGCCTGTTACGTTCCTACGTAGCGGTGGGAGTTGAACTGAGTTATAGATGCGCTCTTCGGCTTCTTTAACAAAAGTCGGTATGTTGTTTACAAAGAGCGATTCCGTATTCTCAGAATAGTCTTGTATTGCTTGGTAAAGTTGAACGTAGTTCATTTGGGTTTAGCCTACTAGCACATTGGCCCGCGAGCCATACGCCCTTTAGTAGCGGCTCCATTACCACGGGTTTCAACACCGTCTGTTTTAACGCCTTTACCAACGCTTTTGCTGATATTGCCTACGGAGATATTTATTTCGTCCATAACTTGCGCACCAGACTGGTCTTTAATAGCGCCAGCAACAGTTACTTTTTTACCGTCCATAGTGTGTGGCTCAGCGTATACAGCTGCTGGACCAACCTCTTTACCATCACGTTTCATGCTGTACTTAGCCATTATCGACCTCTTCCTGCGCTTTTGCGCATCATTCCTTGGTTAGCTACTTTAGCCATATTACGACCCAGTTTCATCATCTGTTCGTTGGTTTTACCGCCCATACCGCCTTTGCCACCTTTTTGGATGCCAACGCTTGGACCTGAATCACCTAGATTTGTACCTTTAGTCTTACCTTTTTTAGTAACACCATCTGCGCCTTTTTTAAACATGTCTTTCTCCTATGTTGTTGTTACCGTAACTGTACCCACTTGTCCTACTGCAATCAAGTAATTTGGCGTTAAAACGTTAGTAAAACTGCTAGCCCCACCAACTGGAGCCCAGCCCCACTGAAACACCCTACTACCGCCTGTAGGATCACCAAAGCCAGTCCCGGTGTTTCCTGCATTTTGATTCAACTGCAAGCCGGTATAACCAGCTTGATAATATGTATTGTCCGGTCTTGGATTGCGCAATGCTTGCGGATCTTCAACGGGGTACATACCTAACTGCAACTGCGGATGGTCTGGGTCCCAACAAGTAGGGCAAACCATCAGATTGTACTTCTTGGTCTTAATAATCTCTGTCTTTAAGACCTTTAATTTAAACCGAAACCCGCAGCGATCACACTGCGATATTGCCCGTTTACCTGAAGCAAACTGATTAGACACAGCCTACCCCTAGGTAATGTACATACGACGTGGTACAAACCGAATAGCCGACTTATCTACGTCTTCTGCCGCTGCGTTTGACCAAGTCTCGTCGTACTGCTGTTTTAGTATCGGTAGGCGCGCATCTGCGCCGGGAATCTTTAACGCCATGTAATACGCCAGCCCAGCTACCAAACAAGGCAAGAAACGGAACGGGATGTCCATAGTATTAGAACCATCACCAGCATCATGAATACGGCGCATGCGCCAGTACACAAACGTGTAATACGGGTCTTGAGACGTTCCTTGGTCTGGGGTAGGCCATACTACTACCTTGGGTGCATTAACGCCTGCAGGAGGGCTCGTAGAGGCTGTACCCGCATATGTTGCACCAGACTGACGGTTTACCCATACTTGGATTGGTCTAGCCTGCTGTAACTTGTTAGGGATTGTGGCGTAGGTAGATACAGAGATACGTGTTATGGTGAGATCCGCTTGGGTGTTCTCTACCCCGGGGTTTGTACGGATTACATGCTCTAACAGGTCAACGGTATCAACCGGTAAGTCATAAACACTCTGCCCCTGCACCATAGGAATTGAGCCTTGCTCAATCGTCCACATGTTAATACCACGGTTTGCCCAGTCAGCAAACAATAAATTAAGCGAACGACGCGCTGTGCGCAGGTCATAACCCGAACGTAGCTCTGAACCACAACGCTCAAAAGCTTCTTCGACTATATCCGATAGCTCTAGGTTAAACGTTGCGGTAGCGACTACGGTCATCTTTTAAATCCTTTCAGGGTTTCCGCCAGCCTAGCCCGCTTACCCACCTTGCCGGGCTTTTTTGCAGCTGCAGCTAATTTGCTGGACGGAATTTTTTTGCCAGCAGGTACACCTAAATCTTTGTGCAGTGCACCAGGTTTCTTAATAGCCTTTTGAATCCAGTTCTTAGTAGCCATTACTTAACCTTTCGGTACGGCTTTACTTTTGCTTTTACCTTTTGCGGCTGCGGCACGAACTGCTGTCCCTGTGCTTTTCCGGCTCGTTTTGCCCGTGTTGTTGCTGCGTACTCCTGCGGGCTTAGCGCTTGTATTGCTTTTTTTGGCAGGTACCTCTCGCCTGTTTCGGACGACTTCTTCCCTGACTTGGTTGTCCACTTTTGTTCGCCCCACGCCTTTAAAGAACGTTGCGATTTTGCCAATCCACTCATTTATATCCACCGCCAGCCGCCTTATATTTTTTAGCTACTAGTTGCGCTTTACGAGCCGACCACTGACCTGCGCCAGTACCGTGGGTTGCAGCCGCTTTAACCTGAGAAACAATCCGCTTGCGCATCTCTGGTTTTGTGTAATTACCAGCAGCATTAACTTTACCACCATCTTTATACATATCAGCAGCCGTTAACGAACCTGGTTTAGCTAATAGTTTCTTTGCCATTGCAGAAGCTGTACCGCCTTTAGTAGTAGTAACACCTTTACCTACCTTGCCGCCCTTAGCAAACTGCGTAAAATTGGTGTCATCCCTACGGGCTTTTTTAGTCCCTTTAGGCATCTTGCTAGGCATAATCGCACCCATTCCACGAGAGGCTTTCATGCTCTTGTCTTTCCTCTTATGCAGCAGCCGTCTGCACGGCTTGAGGCGGATGATACTTTACCGCCCTTCTTGTAGTTCTTAGTGATGTCACGGTTTGATTTTGGCATACCGCCTCCACCGCCTCCACCACCGGTTGAGGCTTTGCCCGAAGTTCTTTCAAATGGGTCAGCAACTCCTGCTGTTTTAGCCATTTGTGACGTAGCCATTTCGCCCATTTTTCTTTGAGCTACTTCTTTAGCTTTAGCCATTTCTTTACTGCCATCATCTTTCATGTCAAGCAGACTTTGTAGCCGTTTATACGCCGCAGAATCTTGAAAGTCCATGATTTAACAAGCCTTTCCGCCAGATTTCATAGCAATCATAGTGCCTTTGGTTTTGCCTTTGGTAGCGCAACCATCCGCACGGCTTGACGCTGTACCACCGCCAGCCATTTTGTGCATCTTCTGCTCATGGCCTTTAACAGCCTTAGCAGCAACTTTTTTCATCATTGGCATATCTTTTTTAATGTCTGAATGTTTCACTTTTCCACCTTCTTTCATAAAGCCCATCTTGTTACGCACGGCTGTAGGTAACTTAGCCATACCCGGATTTTTTTTCATATCTACTGGCTTCATACTAGCAAGCCTTTCCGCTTTTCTTTTTAGCCATACCGCCGCTCATCATCTTCTTTACCGGCTTCTTAGCTACACCGCCTTTTTTCATAGGCATTGCAGCGGCTTTAGCCGGCTTTTTAGCAGCAGCTTCTTTTTTCTTTGCGATCATTTCCATAAATGGGTTTGGCTTTTTCATGATTTACCTTTGTATAAGTTGGTCAATTTTGTTTTCAAGCTTGTTAAACCTTGCGTCCATGTGTTCGACAATGCGATCCACTTCTGCTTTAGTAACGTTATCACGGGCTACCTCTTCTCTTGTTTTGTTTAACAAAATATCAACGCGTTTTAAGTCGTTAAACTTTTCGTGCATGATATACCCGATTAATGCCATAAATATGGTTAACCCACCTGTCCAGAGCTCCATCATATTCATACTATCCGCCCTTTAGTCTTGCCTTTAACTGCAATACCGTCAGCACGTTTGGAGGCAGAGGATACCTTACCGCCTGATTTGTAATTAAACTTTTTGGCTTTTATCATTTTGTCCAAAGG